TAGTATTCTCTTTTGCTTCCTTTTTATCTTTCTTATTTTCTTCCTTTATCTGTTTGATAATATTCTTGGCATAAGCTAAGATTTCCTTATCATCAATATCATCGGGCATATTCTGAATACGTTCCTTGAAAATAAGAGAGAAAGCAACTGATGATGAAGTAGTCATTTTCTCAGATATATTTGAAAGAGTTTTTAGGTGAGCTTTAATAAAACTTTGTAAGACTTGAAATACTTATCAAACTTTAGTAGTTAGAGTAGTAATAATTATGATATGCTTTTAATCATTTTTTTATTTTTATCTAAAATAATAGAACAAATTATTCTAAAAAATAAGAAATATAAAAATAAAATATAAAAATATATAATATACATATTATGATTATATAATTTAATTATTTTTATTAACTGACTTCTTTCTTTTCTTTTTTTCAACATCAACAACATCATTTTCTTTTTTTACTTCTATAATTTCTTTATCAACATTATCAGTATTTACTTTCTCATTATTATCTTGCTTATCGATAGATTTCTTATATTCATTCCACTCTTTAGCAAGTTTTGAAAATCTTTCTGTATTGGTAAGTTCAGGATTTTCTTCCTTAACTCTTTTTTGATTATCTTTAAGATATTGTTGATACTTATTAAGCTTCTTTGGTTTTTCATTTCCATATTCATCAACTTCAACAGCCTTCCTGTGCTTAGAAACCTTTCTTTTAGGTTTTTCATTTAAAGCTTTTTTAACCTTTTTATTTTCTTGATTGATCTGTTTGATAATATTTTTGGTATAAGCTAAGATTTCCTTACCTGTAATAATATCTTCAGGCATATTATGAATACGTTCCTTGAAAATAATAGAGAATGCTTTGTTAGAAGTAGTGGTCATTTTTTTCAAGTTGCACGGAGTGTTCTTTGTGTAAAGATTTATAAGCCTTTTTATGATTATCAAGACTTTAGCAGTTAGAGTAGTAATAATTATTACAAGCTTTTATTACTAACTAAGTAAGACTTTGTAAGACTTTATAAGACTTTGTAAGACTTTGTAAGACTTTGTAAGACTTTGTAAGACTTTATAAGACTTTGTAAGACTTTATAAGACTTTGTAAGACTTTGTAAGACTTTATAAGACTTTGTAAGACTTTGTAAGACTTTGTAAGACTTTGTAAGAAGTTAGAGTAATAATAATATTACTATTATCAAATTTTTATATTTAATTAAAATAATAGAACAAATTTTATAATAAAATATATAAATAAATGTTTTTAATATAAATTTAATAACATGTCATATAAATATAAAATAATACTAAAAAATAAAAACAATTTAATAGCTGATAGTATTTATAGTAAAATTAAAAATATTAAATATGCAAATAGAACATCTTTGATTAATGATACTAATAAATATATATTTGAACATATTAATCTACCAATATATGAGAAGGTAGATATTGAAGAATTAATAAATGAATATGGAATACAAAATGCTATACAACATTTTGTTTTAAATAAGATATATTACAACAATATATTAGAATTAGTAGAAAATAATGAAAATAATATATATATAGGAATAGCATATTACATACTAAGCGAATATTTTGATTATATTATAGATATGTAATGTATCTTATTGTTTCCATTTTTTACCACAAATTAAACATTCCATAAATAACGTTGATGCTTCATCGCCTGAACGTGTTTGTAATTCATAATAACTTACTTTTTTACTTTTACATCTCATACATGTAATCATATCAGACATAGCGACGATATTAAATTCATAAGCTTCTTTAATTCGCAAATTATCTTTATCAATAATACTTTTCCATCTTTCAGGAAAGATATTATGACTTTGCATATATGGAAGCATATGTGGATTAAATTCTTTATATTCTGTCATTCTTTTAAGTAAATCTTTATTACCAATATAACAATCTGTTTTTAAATTAGAATAAATACTGCGTGCAATATTAATATAAGTATCTATAAATAATTGACATTTCCAAGATAATTGAATTTTATTAGATAGTGCATAATCTATCGTACAATTGAATATTCCTATTTCTAAATCAGTCGCTTCTAAAGGAGACATATATATATTATTAAGTAGTAAATTAAGAAATTCGTCTCGTACTTTATGTTTATTATGTTGATTTATTTGCTCTATAGTATTGATTGAATTTTCATTCGAATATTTTTTTATTTCATCTTCTAAATTATATAATTTATAATTTGTACTCATAATTTAACGTATAATTAAATATACTATTCTATCAATTTTTTATATATAAATAGTAAAAAATGATATTATATATACTCTAAATAATATAAATTATAATGAATTATAAAATAGATATCGGCAAATATATAGATACAGATGTTAATTTAATTGAAATTTATATAATAAACGATAAAAATGAAAATTCAATTAATGTATCATCGAATAATAAATTAGAACAATTTATAGATAATATATATAAAAAAAATAAAGTCGAAAAATATAAATCATATTATAACAAGAATAGAGTATATACTTATGAATTATCTAATGATAATCAATATGTTTATACAAATATTAAAAAACATTTAGATATTATTGGTAATATTTTAGTAATTGCTTCTAAACATGATAAACAACCGAATTATACATTTCCATGTACAAACGAAATTGATAATATATGTGAATTTACTATTAAAGAATATAAAATATCATATCGTATATCATTATTCATAAGATATGATAATTATATTGATAATATTGATAAAACAATTATAACATGTTATATAGAATATAAGCATTCGCAAAATGTTGATATAGATAAGATAAATGAACAAATTAATAAAATAATTGCAAAAATATCAAATTGTTAAAGATATTTTACAAATTACATATACTTTTATAATAAATTTATTATAATTATATAATATAAAAATTGATATAATATATAAATATAATACATATTATATATATTGATATGAAATCTTATTCGTTTATTGATTTTGCTAATCTATTAAATAATAATATTGATAATGTTAATAAAAATGATATAATTTATAATATTAAAGAATTATATGATTCCTATACAAAGCATCTTATTGTACGCAAATATAATATTAATGATATTAAAGTTCAGAGAATGCTCGCAGTTATTAATAATTATATTGATTTTTATGGAGATAATCAAAATTGCGATAGAAAAAATTTAGAAATTGAATATAAAAACAATATTATTGATAATATTAGTAATAAATTAAATCCTCCTAAATGTTTCTTTACAAGATCAAGAAGAGATTATCTTGATTATGAACATGAAAATAAAGTAGAAAATGATAATTGTGATATTAATAATCATTATTATAATATTAATAAAAAATATGAATATTATAATTATCTTGTGAAAAAATCTGATGTAACTGAAGAAGAAATCAATGAATATTATAATCAAGAAGATAATTATGAAGAAGATTATGTATCATGTAGTTGTAATAGCGAAGATTATTACTATGAAAACGATATGTTAAGCGATAATGATAGCGAATATTATTCTGATGAATTATATTAAGTTATATATTAAGTTATATATTAAGTTATATTACATTATTATTACATTTACAATATTTATGTAAATTATAGAATATAGAATAATGCTATAATATTTTTTTATTTTTTATTAGGAAAGAAAAATGTTTCTATAATTTAGTAAAAATTTAGTAAAAATATAAAATTTGATAGAACCTATAGATATGTTTCAAGGGTGTATAGCAATGACTACTATCGTGTTACCTAATGCCTCGGATAACTATGATATTAATAAATGTCAAGAAGAAAAATATGTATTACAACAAATGGATAAAAAAGAGCGTATTAAACGATTAAGAGAACATTTAGCTCTTTCGAAGGTAAATCACGAAGAACAAATTATGAAACTTGTTACTTTACAAGAAGCAAATACATATTGTGTAATACATGATGTATCCGCACAAAAATACGGACCATTGCTTGAAAAATTCATAAGAACAAAATTCAATTATAATAAAAATAAAGCAGAAAATTGCACAGGCGACTTGTCCAAGGATGGAAAGAATTCTGAAGTAAAAGTATCACTTGGAGGGGCAAATCATACAAAATTTAATTTTGTACAAATTAGACCTTCGCACGATTGTGAAATTTATATATTAACAGCATATCATCTATCATATGAAAATGTAGAAACCGAGGGTGAATTATATATATTTAAAGTTCCTAAATCTGACATAAAAAAAATAGTAGTATCTTATGGTGGTTACGCACACGGAACTATTAAAGAACATGGCATTATTACTAATGATTCTATTAATGATGAATTATCTACTAAAGAGTATGCTATTCGTCCAACTATTAATGACGAATGTTGGAAAAAATTAATGGAATTTAGAGTTCAAGAATCAGAGATTTAATCGAAGATTTAATGATACATTTAATTATATATTTCACTATAAAGCCTTACAAGTTCTCCTCTTCCAATAGAGTTTTGGCGTGCTGTATTAAGACTTAAAGCATAATCAAGGCAATTAAATCTTTCTATGAGAGTATTTTTGTTTATTTTTGATTTAATCCAGTGCCAACTTTTAGGGCGGAGTAATTCAAGATTATTATCTATTATTTCTCCGCACTTTCCACCATAAGCACGTATAGCAAAATCAGCCCCATCAGGAGGTGTAGGTTGTCCTTTTATATCCTTAGGACCAAATCCTAAAAAGTCCCAGTCATCATGTTTTTTCGAAAGTTCAATAATAGAACGTTTAATTTCTTTTTTCTCCCATATTTGAAAACAGCATTTTGCCATCATACGTGGTGTAAATGAACAAGGGTCAGTAGGTATTTCTTCGTCAAATATAAGATGAAAACTTGTATTTAATTTATTATGAATACTTGGGCGGCGAAATGTTCGCGGAATAATAAATGCTATTACATCTGCCCAATTTGAAGCATGATTGAAAAACTTAACAGCAAGAGAACTTATCCTCCCAAACGGAGGATTGCCTACAACAAGAATCTTACCAATATTATTTGGTGGATTATATGTAAAAAAGTCCTGTTTAATAATATCTTTATGTTCAGGAGAAATATCAATTCCTATTTTATTAATTGTTGGAATTATTGTAAAAAAACTACCATTTCCTGCACTGGGTTCTATAACAAGCCCCCATTCATCCCATTTATATATATTACCTATATTTGTTAAACATTTTTGAGAAATTTGAGGAATAGTATAAAACTTATCAAGTCCAGCGTCACGTACTTGTTCTATTGTTGCCATTGGCATCCTTTGTTAATTATAATATTATTTTCTTTAATAGTTTAAATCAATTTTTTAATTTATTTTATTATTAGATATAAAAAATGATTTATATAATATTATAACTTTATAAATACTTTCTAAATATAGAGATGACTGATGTTATATATATAGGAGCACATATAGGTAGAGATGAAAAAGGTATTATTGAAACTATGAATAATATAAAAAAAAATGGAGGAAACGCTTTACAGATATTTGTATCTAATCCGCGAAGCAATACTATTTCAAATATGGAAAGTTATATTAAAATTGCTCCATATATTAAAAAATATTTAAAAGATGAAAATTTTAAGATAGTAATTCATGCTCCTTATACTATTAATATAGCAAAAGATAGTGTTGAATGTAAAAGAACTATGTTATTAGAAGATTGTTATTGGATAAAATTATTAATTAATCAATTGATAATTTCTGATATGATAGGTTCAGAAGGTATAGTATTGCATGTTGGAAAATATGTAGGGTTATCTCCAGAAAAAGGTTTACAAAATATGAAATCAGTAATAGAATATTTAGTAAAAGTAATGGAAGCAAAAAATTTAAAAACAAAATTAATTATAGAAACACCAGCAGGGCAAGGTACAGAATTATTAATAAATTTAAATAATTTCATAGATTTTTATAATGAGTTCTCAAAAAAACAACAAAAATATTTAGGTATATGTTTTGACACAGCACATACATGGGCTTTAGGATATGAATTAATAGAGGCTTATAATATTCTATTCAAAAAAAATAGTTCTGATATAACTATAATTCATTTAAATAATAGTTTAGTGAAAAAAGGATCATTAAAAGATAGACATTCTGTTCTATTAGATGGTGAAATATCTGTAGATATGATGAATGATTTTATATCAAATCTTGGTAAAAAAAATATACCAATTATTATATTAGAAACACCTTCGGATAATTATAAAATAGAAATAAACCATATTAAAAATTTATTAGAATAAATTTAATTATTATTTTATGAAGAGACATTAGTTATACATCTGCTGCATCTGTATTTGATGTATCTGTATTTGATGCATCTGTATTAACATTATTATTTTTAGTTTTATCTAAAAACTTATTCATTTCTTTATCATAATCATCACATATTTCTCTTATACCTTCCCATTTACATTGTGTCTCAGTTATGTTTTTAATAGATTTGTCTTGAACATTCCATAATTCAATAAGAGTATTTAAAACATTTTTATCATTTTTATTATAAATAATCTCTATATCTTCATATTTCATATTTTCTGGAGCTTGTTTTATTACTTCATCCATTTAATACTATTGTAGATATTAAACAAGATATTTTTATATGTTTTTATATGTTTCAATTTTAGTTTTATCATAAATATATTCAGATAATTCATATGCTATTTCTTCATAAGGATGTTCATTATGATATCCATTTGTTACATCGTTTATACTTTTCGGCTTATCACTATTATAAGTACATATCAATATTTTATTAGTAGATATTTTTTTATAAATTTTGTTATTAATATCAGGATTAGATCTTTTATATTTAAGTTGGTTAGTTAAATTTACGTCATTTTTTATTATTTCATTTTTTAATTCTAAATATCCCATTTTTTGTATTACTTTATTAAATATATCTTCATTATATCTTTGATATATATGTATTTTCTCATGTATTAATATTTTAACTATTTCATCTTCATCATAGTTAAAAAAAGTATTAGATAAAAATATAATATTTTTTCTTGTATGTGGAAATCCGTTTTCATATTTAATATCTTTATCATTATTAATATTATTTTTAAATGTTTTAGCAAAGATCCATTTAATATTTGCTATATCATTCAAATTAATATAGTTGATATAATTTATATCTATTATTTTAATAGTATTTAATAATTTATCAGCAATTATAGTTGTATTATTTAATATTTGTATTTCACTTTCTGTAAATGAAGCAGCTATTTTTTCAAAGTTTTCCTTATATTTATGTATTGAACTTACATTTCTTGCATATAAATCAATTTCTGATAAATTTTTAACAAAATTATCTTCGTCTTTTGTTAAAAATGCTAATGTTTCTTCCTTATTCATATAATAATTTTTATTTTTTTTATCAAATGATGAATATACAAAATGATAAGTTAGTAAAGATATGCTTATTATAAAAATTACAAATAGTAATATATATAACATATAATTATATATCATATTAATACTAATATTATATTATAAAATTAATACTATTTATATTTTTAATTTAATACCTTTATTATAAGTTTATTTTGGCATATAATTAGTTTTTTTCCAACCATACACACACCTAACATATTATTTTTTATCTTTTTTATCTTTTTTTACCTATTATCTTTTTTTACCTATTATCTTTTTTTACCTATTTTCTTTTTTTTATTTTTATATTTTTTATTAAAGCATATTTTTGGATGATTAGTATTAGTAATTATATTTTTACTTTTAATTACATGATTCATTGTTATATAATCTTTTTTACAATAAACCTCTTTGTTATATTGTGAAGTTTCAGCAATTTGATTGATAATTATATTTTTAAAATTTAAAGGTGCTATTCCTTCTTGTTTTTTATAAAAAATTACATCACAATCTTCGATAACATGATAATATTTAATATAATTTATAGTATTATTATCTTGCTGACCTTCTTTTTGTTGAGCTTTTACAAGTTGATTATATACTACATTAGTTATTATTTTATCTTTAGTTTTATTTAATATAATTTTACAATATCCATATGAATTTATTGTATTATATTCAATATTATAACTAACAGACGAACCTGTATCATCATTATCTACGTCATATATTACATTCCCAGCTAATATTTTTTTTTCGTCACCAACAACTTCTTCAATTATATCTGGATTTGCACCACCAGTTCCAGACATTATCTGTATTACACATTTGTCGCCTTTTGTTATCTTCATAATATTAAAATTATGGCAATCAGCGCACAAATAGATACAATTAAAATCAGCAAGTAAATTATAAAATTCATCAAATGTTTTATTTTTAATTTCTAAATTTTTGGTAAATTTATCTGTACCATCTTTATTAGGCTTTAAATAAAATAATGGAAAATGACCCATTACGAATACTTGTTTTTGTTTTTTTATTAAATACTCATTTTCTAAAGTTTCGTCTAATTTTTTTTTAATAGTTGAAATATAATTATCATTTATAAAATTATTAGTATTTATTATTAAAACCATATAATTATCAAATGATTTTATTTCTATATCATCGCCACTATATAATATTATTTCTTTGGAATTAAAATTAGGATCATTTATATTTTGTTTTTTCAATTCTTCTTTATATTTATCGTTTAAACTTTCCAAATTTAATTGTGCTGCATAATCATCAGTTGAAACAGAATCTATAAATTTAAAAATAGGGTTATCTTCATATTGTTTATATTGCTTATAATCATTATAATTAAATTTATTAAAATTATGATATTCTGTATTCTTTATTTTAGCATTGAAAAATTTTTGAGTTGTTATCATACAATCTTTATTACTCGGTAGTTTTGCATGATTTATATCTTTGCTATCTTCGCTATCTTGGCTATCTTGCGCTTCGTCGTGATTACCAACACACAAATACACATCTTTATTCATATTATATAAAGAATAATATCCAGATATTAAAATAGGTGTTACATAATGTGTTAAATCATTTGTGTCCATAGATTTTATAGTTTTGGGTTTTATAGGTTTCTCTACTTCTATTGCGTCTGTTGTGTTCATTGCTTTTGTCGCATATGTAGCGTCCATAGTTTCCTTATTATTTTTATCATTACTTATAATATCTATTAAATGTTGATTATTATTCACAATAAAATTATACCAGTTATCCCCTGCTATAAATACCTTATTTGTATATATTTCAACTTCTTTTATTGTATATAAAATTATATCACGATATAAATATTTATTTTTACAATTAATATTATTCCAACATCCAAAAAATAAAAATGTATTTGGAGAATCTTTATTCATAAAATTAACAGACATTATTGTATTAGAATGTATTCTAATACAACTGAAAGAAAATAAACTAAAATTTATATATATTATGTATATTTAGATATATATATATTATGTATATAATGTATTAACATTAGATATATATATTATGTATATAATGTATTATAACAAGAGTTATTATATTTTTTTTTACAATATGTATCGTAAAAATTATTAGTTACATTAAAAGGTAAAGATATTTTTATAGAATTTACCGGAACATAAATCATCATATTAATCCACGAAGTAATATTATTTATAGCTCTTTTTAAATTACGAACACCTTCTTCTTTTTCAATATCATTTATAATATATTTTAATAATTCATTTGAAAATAATATATCATTCTTATTTAAATTATATTGTTTTAAAATTTCGGGTATTATATAATCTTTTGCTAATATTATTTTTTCTTCATTATTATATCCATTAACATTTATAACTATCATTCTATCTTTTAATATTGGATTTATCTGCGTTTCATCATTATATGTAAATATAATCATAGCTCTTGATAGATTTATATCTATTTCTTCAAAATATCTATCATTAAATTTATCATTTTGTACAGGGTCTGTTATATGTATTAATGTATTTATAATTTCTTGTCCTTTATATGTATTAGATACTTTGTCTAATTCATCAAATAATATTAATGGGTTCATGATTCCTGTTTTCATTAATGATTCACATATTTTACCATAACTTGAACCTTCGTATGTATAAGAATGTCCTTTTAGAAAAGATGAATCGTCAGTGCCGCCAAGGGATATAAAGACATTTGGATAATTTAAAGCATTACATATCCCTTCTTTAATTAATTTTGTTTTACCTACTCCAGCACTACCTTGTATTCCTATAATATAACCATATGCTCTTGGAAATGATATTAATTGCGCAAGAACTCTGACAATTTGTTCTTTTGCATCTTTATGTCCAAATATTTTTTCATCCATTTGTGTTCTAATATTATTTAAAAATTTGCAAATTAAATCATTTCCGTCAGTAATTTTTATAGGTATCTCATAAAATTTATTAAATGGTATATTATTTAATGCTAATAACCATGTGCTTAATTTATAATATTCCGATGAATTACCATTCATTTTATTAAAATATTCAATTTTATTTATTATGCTCTTTTTTGTTCTTATATTAATATCAGAATTAAGTATCTTAAAACGGATTGGAACATCTGTAAGTATAGAGCTATTATCAATACTTTCTTCAATATTAATTATATTATTTTTATCATTTTCAGTTAAAATATCATAAAATTCCTTTTCTATTGTACTATATCTATTATAGAATTTATATTTTTTCTTTTGTATAGGATGTTTTTTTAAATTTAAAGAATTTTGCCTTATATTATTTTTCGGATTAACTATTAAATATATCATATTATTTGCTTTGTTATTTGCTTTGTCATCGTCTTCATCTTGAAATTTATTAAAATTATTATTATATATAATATTATCACTTATTTTATATTGATAATTTTCTTGTTTATTATCATATAATTTTACACATTCTTGTTCTTCGTCTTCTTCATCTTCTTCGTCTTCTTCGCCTTCTTCGCCTTCTTCATCTTCTTCGTCTTCTTCGCCTTCTTCGCCTTCTTCGTCTTCTTCGTCTTCTTCGTCTTCTTCATCTTCATCTTCTTCATCTTCGTCTTCATCATCTTCTTCATCTTCTTCGTCTTCTTCGTCTTCATCTTCTTCGTCTTCGATGTCCTTTTTTTCTATATCATCTTCACTACTATTTTCATTATTATTTTTTTTATATTCTTTGTTTTGTTTGTGTATTGTCATTTTAATAATATATAGAATTATTCATAAGTATTTTTTATTTTTTACTATTACATATTATATTCGTTTACTATCTTGAAGATTTACTCCATTTAAATTTTAAATGGAACATATAATAGACAAATAGATTATATTAATAAATATAATATAAGAAAAAATAATTACAAAAACTAAAATCAGCGTTTTACATGTCCAAATATGGAAGATATATAAAAATAAATAATATTGTTCCATTTATCTTTTTGGTTAGTCTAATTGCCCATTCTTACTATTCCTATGCATTTATTCTTTCTAAGTTATAATTGAGTTTTGAATACCAATACTCGCGACACCTTAGTTATTTGAGTTCTGTGCTCCTAATCTCATGACACCTTCACTATTTGAGTTCTGTGCTCCTAATCTCGTGACACCTTCACTATTTGAGTTTTGAGTGCCCATACTCACAACACCATTTCCATTTGAGTTTTGAGTGCCCATACTCACAACACCATTTCCATTTAAGTTTTGAGTGCCCATACTCACAACACCATTTCCATTTGAGTTTTGAGTGCCCATACTCACAACACCATTTCTATTTGAGTTTTGTGTGCCCATACTTTCTATAGATTTTTCTAATAGTTGTGTATTTCCTCCACAAGTAAAATATAATTTATTATTTTTTAATATAGGCAAATCACATACAACTTCAGTACCACTTTTTGAAATCTCAGGATTTTCAAAAAGTTCATATGTTTTTTTAAATTCCTTTCCCCAATAATAATTAGAAGATATAGTTCTAACAATTTTGTTAATATTTATCATATAATATGTAAATAATGTAATTATTAAAATAATAGCTGTTAAAAATAATAACCCTAAATAATTATTATTTGTAAAAAGGTTAATAATATATGCACTAACTATAATTATAGATAATAATATAATAGATAATATATTAACATTATAATTTAAGTTTTCATATTTAATCATATCTGTATTTATATGTGCATCTTCTGTTTTATTTTTAATAAAACTATTAATATAATCCTTATCATTATATTTGTGCTTAATTAATGAATTTAATTGAAGTTCTTTGTTTAATAATGATAACGTATCTGTATATGTATATGATAATCGAATTTTATTAATTAATTCTTTTGCATTATCTTTTAACATATTTGTTACAATAGTTTTTTTATAAGTTTTAATAGTGTTGTCGTCGTTCTCTCTTACATAGCCAGTAGCTGGAGTTGCTAAAGGATTAACACAATTTGTATTACATATAGAAGAAGTATATATATTTGTTGAAGCTGCTTCTGCTGCTGCATCTTCTGTTGCTGTGCTAAAAGTTTCAATATAACTTTCATTTATATATAATGTATCAATTATAAAATATAATGATAATAATACAATAAGTGTTCCGAAACATATCAAAGATATCATTTTCATTAAACCTATTTCAATTTTAGCAATATTTATAATAATTAATATAAATAATATGAATAAAATTATTAATGCGAATATTAATAATTCGTAATATAATATTATATTCTTTGATTTATTAGTATCAAATATTGACTTATTATTTAAAATTTGTGTTTTATTATAATTAATATTTTCTTCAAGGTCTTTTATATTATCAGATAAATTATTATTATATTTTTTATATTCTTCTATTCCTATTGGAAGTAAGTATAAAGAATGAGGATTGTCGCCATTATTTAATGACGCATCTTCATTTAAATTAAATGTTATAGTAGTATATTCTGTGATTTTATAATCACTAATTTCTAATTTTCTTTCATAAAATGGAATATATATATAATAATTTTTCTTTATGTTACTTTTATAATCAGATAATAATAGGTTTAGTATGGAAGAGGCGGCGGTGGTTACTTTGATAGTTAAATTTTCTTTGTCATATGTAAATGTATTACTTATTGATTGATAATCCAACGGATTAATATATCTTGAAATAATGTTAGATTGATTTGTTTTATTAATTTCTTTATCAAGCTTATATATATTATAATCTAATAATTTTCCATAACTTTCACCTGAACCAGAAGTTATATTCTTGGGGTTAACATAAAAAGCGAAGTTTTTAGCTGCAGCCAACGTAGTAAAAGCATATACTGCGTGGTTGCCGCCGGTTATGGTGCCACTATAAGTTAATTTAATAGCTTCTAATCTGCTGGCAATATCAGAAGCACCAGTACCCTGTGTGTGAATAAAGGTTTTAAATAAAGTATGACTATAGTCAGGATAATTTAATGCAAATAAAGATTTCAACGACCAATTTAAATTATGATAAATATTAATTACTTTTATCGATGTTAATAATAATGATTTTAACGAATATAAATACATTTTTAAATATTGTAATGTTAATAGTAAATTATCATACTTGATATTTCGTATCATCGAAAGAAATATTTTAATTAATTTTAGATAAGGTTTTTTAGCATCTGTGAAACTACCGCTGTCAGGATCAAAAGTAATTCTAAAATAACCATTTCTGTATTGTGTCCCGCTATCTAAAAAAAAACCATAATTCGTATCCGATAAATTTATTTCACCATTATTATTTTTAAATGTATATTCGGGAACAGTAGTAGCTAAATTGGATCCTAATTCGCCCGCACCAAGACTTGTAGCGCCCGCCGCGCCCTCTTTATCAAAATAGTCATTTAAAAATAATGTTTCTAACAAATTGTTATATAAATATATACCATTACGTGGTTTGACGTCAGCAGTTGTTACTGCTGAACCGCTTGAATCAGTAATAAACATACATTTAGTTGTTGAACCTTTATATAATGGCTTAAGCACAATATTTATATAATTTATATAACTCTTAATTTTTTTTGTATTTGCCGAGCCTGCTTTAGGATATAAATTATTATAAGTTATATCATTAGTTCCCAAATGATTAGAAATATTATTACTACCTACATCTTCTGTTAAGTTCCAAAAGGCTCTTTTTTCTTCTATATTACTGGAAAGATCAATAGTTAAAAATGCTTCAACTATTTCAATATAAACATCTAACAACAAAATAGTATAATATATGTGTTGTACGCGTACAGGATCTACTTTAATTTCAAAGTCGGCTGTAGACGCAAACTTTCCATAATAAAGTAAGTGCATTTTTTTAGTAGTCAATTCATCATCTAACATAGTATTTACTACTTTATCATCAGTAGTAGCAGCAGTATTGTTGTTACTAAATTGTGATTGTGTTATCTTTAAACTTAAACAATTCTTTAATGTACCTTTAAAAATATCATTAGTCATAGTGAAATCTGTAGATAACCCAGTAGAATCAATACCTATCATACTACCTGTATGATAGGCAGTATAAGCTGCATCTATATTATTATTATTTGCTATATTAAAAAGTATATCGAATGAATTGCAAAAAATATTCGACGAATTTTTATATAAATCACTATCATTCAGCTTCTCATTTTCAATATCACATGCGGTATCTTTAATATTCTTCTCCAGATTTCTAATGTGCTCATATAATATATTATAAGTATATTTTAAATCTGTTGTTGTAGTTGTATTTATTGTAGTTGTATCTATTGTAGTTGGCATATATCTTAATTATTTACTACTCTATTATTTTAAAATATATTATATTTTTAAATACAAGACCTATACGAAAAAGATTCTCCGCTATTTTCATTATATCTATTAATTCTAACTATATCTCCATGCTTTAAGCCAATCCATTTAGCAATAGGGTCGCTTTGTAAAATAACGTGCATATGTATTTTTGTTCTTGTCATATATTCTTTCATAAATTCTTTTACTTCTTCTTCTGCAAGTTTAGTATGAATAGGAACATATTCATGTTTAGTAGGATTAAACATTAATTGTCGTAAAGTAAAATATTGCAATTGACCACCATTTTTTTGAAATAATTTATCATATTTATTTAGTAATGCTTTAACAGCTGTAGATATAGACTCATTATTGAAGATTAATATTATATTATTTTTTGAACCATATTTACTTATAAAATCTTGAATATTTGTATTACTATCTTTTATATTTTCTTTCAATTCGTCAATTATTGTTTTTCTTAATTTTTTAGTAAGTGCATAGATTACAGAAGTATTAGAAGTTTGAATATCAATAACATTTTTATCTGTTTCAAAATCTTCTTTATTCATTGATAATAAATGCTCTTTAAATATAGACATATCATCGCCTCTACAGGACAACATTTCTTCAATGTTAGTATTAACTATATCAATATCCATTATCTATTCTATAATAATTATATCTTATTATTATATAATAATAAAAAGTCAATTTTTATTAATTATTTGATTTTTTGCGTTTTCAATTATTTTAGGATTTATATAACTATTCTTACATACTGAAGGAGTGTTATGTAATATATTAGCTGTAATTTCTAATGCTTTTTTTATTGGATTTTTAGAATAAATTGATTTATTAAAATAAATAATAAATAAATTATTAGCATTCCATGTTCTTAAATCTTTAGACGTTATTTTAACTTTAAGTTTATTTTCTAAATATCTATTTACATCATTTGAATTTACACATGTATCTTTATATGAAAATATATATTGATTATTAATATCCTGATTTTTTTCTTGAAGATTTATAAGTTTATTTAATAAATAATTATATATATATTTGTTATTACATATTGATTTATTTTGCACTCCTTTTTTACCAATGAAATCAAATATTATAAGATTTTTTTTATCTTGGCATATAGTTATATGTGAAAATTTTAATGTAGTTAATCCATGAGAATTATTTTCCTTTTCATATTTTTTGTTACCAATTCTAAAACCACAAGATAATATTAATGTTATTATCATAGCTATTATTTTGTTTTTTTCATTTGTAGATTTAATATCTTTAGCGATAGCATTTTTAATTTTTAAAAAATACTTTTCATAATATTCTATTTTATCATATTTTTTACTATTTTGTTTTTTAATATATTCTTTATTATATATAATTTGCTTTCTGTTTTTGCTATCATAACCATATGCTAATATTTTTTTATTATTAACTATTGTTACATGTTGATAAGAAGGGGGTATTTTCATATTTTTAATTTTTTCCAATAATTTTACATCAGTAATTTCATCATTGTTTTTATAATATTTAAATCCTGTAGTATAAGTTCCTGTGCGTTTTATTTTCATTTGTTTTAACTATTATAAATAAATATAATTATGATGATATAAAATGATATAAACATATAATAATATATGTAATCATAAATAGAATATATAATGGCGCAAACAAAAAAAACAACTCTATCTACTTCTGTACCACCTGTACAAACGCAACAACAAGTAACTCAACAGACTACTACTCTTACTGATGTAAAACAAGTTAAAAAAAGTGTTGCTACTAAAGTATCATCGGATAAATCAGATGTACTAAAAGATGCTAAACAACCTAAAAGTGTTGTTGATGTTGTTTCTGATATTGTTGAGAATGAGAATGTTCAAGCAAATATTGAAGAGGCACCAAAAGATAATCTTGTAAGTACTATTATTGAAAAAGTAAACACACTTTTTGTAAGTTTCAAAGAAGTGCAAGCACTTCTAAAAGTATTGAGCAAAGAATATGATAAACAGCAAAAAATTATAGAGAAGGCTCAAAAGAAGCGTCAAAATGCTAAAAATTCACCATCAGGTTTTGCAAAGCCTAACAAGATTTCAGATGAATTATGTGATTTTATAGGAGTTCCTCATGGAACAGAAAAATCTCGCACAGATATTACTCGGTTTATCAACACATATGTAAAAGAGCATAATCTTAATAAACCTGAAAATAAAAGATTTATTCTTCCTGACGATAAACTTAAAAAAATTCTAAATGTTGGCGATAAAGAAGATATTAATTATTTTATTTTGCAAAAATTGATTTCTCATCATTTTCCTCCATCAGCGAGCAAACAAGCTCAAATAGCAGCTTAAAAATTAATATAATAATTTTTTATTTTTCTATAAATATATAAAAAATGATATAAATATATATAGTTATTATATAATAATATTATGTATGATTGCGATAATGCTTCTGATAATGAAGAAACTCTAACATTAACGAATAATAATGGTATAGCACTAAAAACTACAAATAATGTTATTGTAGATTATTTTATGTTATTTATGAGAGATTTAGATATTAAAACAAATTATAATTATTTAGAAAAATGTTGGAAAGAAGATCCTAAAAAAACAATAGCTATTATCTTTAATGGTCGTGATAGGGATAAAGGAAAAAAGGAAAAAAGGGTTTCTAATGATGCTATGTTATGGTTAAGAAAAAATAAATTTAATACATATACTATTAATATTAGCAAGTATATTGAAAAATATGGATGTTGGAAAGATCTAAATTATATAGGTTATAAATTAAAAAGTAAAGACAATAAATTTGAACTTAGTTTATTTGCTAAAAAATTAATGGAGGATAAAATAAATTTAGATAATAATAAAAGTGTTTCTTTGTGTGCAAAATGGGCATCGTGTGAAGGAGATAAATATGATAAAAAAAAACAATATGCTAAGAAAATGGCAACAATAATTTATGGAAAAACTTCTAATAAAATGGAATTATATAGAAAAGAGTATTTAGTTCCTCTTAGAAAACATATTAATATAGTTGAAACAAAATTGTGTTCGCAAATGTGGAATGATATTGATTATGAAAAAGTTCCTTCAATAGCATCAAATAAATTAAAAAAAACATTTCTTAAACACGATGAAGAAAGATATAAAAAATTTCTTGAAGATGTTAGAAATAATAAGAAAAAAATTAATGTTAAAGGAATTCTTCCACATGAGTTAGTTGCTAATTATATTAAAGATACTAATGGCGATATTGTAAACTTTGACAATATTAAAGAATGTGAAACAACAGAACTTCAATGGAGAACAATAGTAGAAGATGTTAAGAAATCTGGAAATTTTAACAATTCTATATCTATTATAGATCTTTCTGGTTCTATGTTTAATGCGGCAAACGGAAGCATACCAGCACAAGTAGCGATTGCCTTAGGTATAATTACATCTGTATGTTGTCAAGGTCAATTTAATAATAAATTAATTACATTTAGCGAAGAACCAGAAATAATTAAATTGTCTGATATAAAAAATGATATTCCTAAGCTTTTAGATAGTATTAAAATTATCTTAAAAACAAATTACGGATTTAGTACGGATTTTATCAAATGTAATCAATTGATTATTAATTTTGCGAATATGTTTAATGTACCTAAAGAAAATATGCCTAAGAAAATGTTTGTATTTACTGATATGCAATTTAATAATGCTTCTAATAATTCCGGCAATTTAGAAACAGTATATAAAACTATAATTAAGAAATATAATGACGCAAATTACAATTCTCCTAAGTTTATATTCTGGAATCTTAATTCAAATAGTAGAGAAGTATTCCCGGTAAATTGTGATACAGCAGGGACAGCAATTATTTCTGGATTTTCAGAACAACTTCTAAAAATATTCATGCTTTACGATGATTTTAAGCCTGAAATAGTAATAAATGAAATTTTGGAACCCTATATTAAAGAGGTTATTATAGGTGATGACTAATATATTATTAGTAAAATACCTGAAAATAGCAATAATTTATATATAATATTTTTTTATAAAATGTTCCTTATTTTTTACATTTTATAAAAAAATGATTCTTATATAAAATTATTTAATAACAACTATCATGAACTTTACCAATAAGGATTATTTTGCAAATATTACTAAGTATTTACAAAGCTATTGTGAACTCAAAAAGTTGAGTGAGATAAATAAGTCATCTAATAACTTTGTTAAAAATGAGACAAAATTCAAAAGTATAGTGAAAGAAAAGCGTTCTATCTATAATTGTGGTATGTTAAAATATTATTTAATAAAAAAAATTAGTTATGAGCTTAATAATAATTATAATAAAACTATAAATATGCTTAAGAAAAGTACAAAAAACTACAAAACACTTACAGATAAGGAATGTTCGTATTTAAATTTTAAAATAAATGCAAAGCTATATACTAAATTAATGAATAAACGTTCTTTACCTTATTTAGAAGATATTATATTAAAATTGCCTATATCGACAAACTATATAACTAACTATATAACTAAAATAAACATAAATAAAGATATTCATACTAATAAGATATCAATTCAAATATCAAAAATATTATATAATATTATATTATCCATTGATAAAAATTATAAATTTAAAAATGAAATTGCTGTATTATGGATAATAAACAAATAGGATATTTTTAGTTAGAATAAGCAAGACCACCCATACCGGATAATATTCTAAGAACGTTGTAATTTACAGCATATATGTGTATAGAACCATCGATACTGGAAGATAATGATAGAACAGCAGTATCTATACGAGACATATTTAAAGTTCCACTTGGTTGATGTTCTTCGGGTTTAATAGCAAAGGAATAAACGTTTATACCTTTGTGGTAATCATCGGGGGTATTTTCATGATGTTGATAAGGTTGTACTAAAGAGAAATAATCTCCTTTTCTTTGCGCGAAACGATCATTGCCGTTAAGCATTATTTTAGCTTGCATAACAGGATTTTCTGAAGCATAATAATCATTAGGAGTTTCTGTAGTACCCGAAATTAATGGTTTTGCTGTTGAAAAGTTATTCCAATAAACATCAGTGTCAGTTTTTTTAATAGCCCATACAAGTTCTTTACAAGGGTGATTGAAATTCATACGTATACTTTTCATACCATCTTCATTAGTAGAAGATGGTATATTGTCAGTTCCGGTAAATTGAAGTTGTTCTATTAAATATTCATGAGATAATTGAGCAAATCTTCTGCGTTCATCAGTATCTAAGAATATATAATCAACCCATAATTTTGGAGCGTCAAGAACTATATTAGGATTGACATAAGTATCATTTTTTGCTTCTGGTGCTTCAAAAGTAGAATTTTTTGCAGACTTATCAATTAAATTAGATTGTGATTCATATTCTACATTAATTTTGACTTCATGATATTGTAATGCAATTAAAGGTAATGCGAGACCTACATTGCGGCAAAACCAGAATTCTAGAGGCACATATAATTCATATGATTCTGTAGCAGCAAGTAAAGTACAATTATTTTCTTTGTTTGCTCCAATCATTTTATAATAACCCTCGCGTTTACCAAAAGGAAGAGATAATTCGTTCCATATATATAACCATTCAGAATAATGTTTGTCTATACGTTGTCCACCTATTTCAAGTTCAATAGTTTTTAATAATTTTTGTCCAAAATTAGGAACTAACGCTACACTTGAGGTTGTACCTGAGGTTGCAGTATTTTTAATTTTTCCATAGAAGTAAATACGATGTATTAAATCTCCGTTGCGAGTTAACTGAAAAGTAGCACGAGAACCAAGTGAATTGCTTCCTGTAGCTGTTTGTTCTATAGCTTCAATAGCGAAGTTAGTATGACGACGATAAACTACTTTGAAAAAGGTAATTTGAGGATTACCGGTTAAATAAACATCCTGGGCACCATAAGCAACTAATTGAAGAAGACCACCACCCATTTACGCTATATTCTTTATACTATTAGAGGAGAAAAAAAAAAGGAATATTATAGCATTTAACAACATTTATTATTTATAAATTTAGTAATGTAATAAATTATTTAATTAGAATAAGCTAAACCACCCATACCAGATAATATACGTAGTACGTTATAATTAACCGCGTATACATTGAGGTTTTTGGCAGAAGTGGTAGCAGCAGTAGCAAAGTTAGTATCTAATTCTAAATTTAGAACAGCAGTATCTATACGCGACATGTTTAGTGTGCCACTTGGTTGATGTTCTTCAGGTTTTAAAGCGAATGAATAAACATTTATTCCTGGGTTAGATGGAATATTTTCGTGATGTTGATAAGGTTGGATTAAGTTAAAGTAAGAACCCGGTCTTGATGAAAAGCGATCATTGCCATTTAATACAAGTTTAGCACTTTCAATAGGATTTGTAGAAGTTATAGCACTGGTTTTTTTATATAGTTCAGTCGAAGTAGGGGAATAGCCGTTAACTCCTGTAGAATAGTTGACCCAATTTTTATTTTTAACATGTTGAGAGTTTTCAAAATCTGAAGTGCAGAACCATACTAATTCTTTGCAAGGATGATTGAAAGATAATTTAGGTTTCATGCTTTTTCCGGTTATAGTTTCAGAACCAGTGAATTGAAGTTGTTCTATTAAATATTCATGTGATAATTGGGCAAATCTTCTGCGTTCATCAGTGTCTAAGAATATATAATCTACCCATAAATTCACAGATGATAATTCATTAATATCAGAATCGGATCCTTGGCATTTAATTTTATCTTCAAATAAAATATTAATTTTAACTTCATGATATTGGAGAGCAATTAAAGGTAGTGCTAAACCGACGTTGCGACAAAACCAGAATTCTAATGGTATATATAAATTGGCTTTGACGAGAGGAACAAGTTTATTATTAGCTCCTACCATAGTTTTGTAAGCTTCTTTTTTAGGATAAGGTAATGAAAGTTCATTCCATACATACATCCAGTGTGAATAGTGTTTATCTATCTTTTGACCACCTATTTCAATTTCAACATAGTTGATTAAACGAAGGCCGAAATAAGGACAAACGGTCCCTTCTGAAGTATAATCAATTATTGATAAATATACGCGATGTATTAAATCTCCATTTCTTGATATTTGGCAAGTTACGCGGTTGCCAAAAGTAGGAGTTCCGTTAAAGGTTTGTTGAATGGCTTCAATAGCGAAGTTAGTATGACGACGATAAACTACTTTGAAAAAGGTAATTTGAGGATTACCGGTTAAATAAACATCCTGGGCACCATAAGCAACTAATTGAAGAAGACCACCACCCATTTACGCTATATTCTTTATACTATTAGAGGAGAAAAAAAAAAGGAAAATATATAACACATATATTAAATTAATTAGAATAAGCTAAACCACCCATTCCAGATAATATACGTAATACGTTATAGTTAACCGCGTATATATTAATACCATCGTATGTATAATCGGTAGATGTTCCCGGGTCTTCAGCTTCAATCATTAGGGTGGCAGTATCAATACGAGACATGTTTAAAGTTCCACTTGGTTGATGTTCTTCAGGTTTTAAGGCAAACGAATATACGTTGATAGGGTTATTAACTGGTACATTGGTATGATGTTGATAAGGTTGTACGTGAGTGAAATATAATCCTTCTCTAACTGCGAAACGATCATTGCCGTTTAATTGTAAAATAGCACTTTTTAAGGGATTTTTGAAACTCGCACTTTCAGGATCAACACCAAGTATATAATTGCTTGTAGAACTCATTGAGATTAGTTCACCACTCGATGCATTGTATAAATTATAATCATACCATCTGTCTTTTTTGAAAGCTCCTTTACTTTTAGCAACCCAAATTAATTCTTTACAAGGATGATTGAAGTTTAATTTAATTCTATTAGTTCCTTTATTAAGAGATTCTGAACCAGTAAATTGTAATTGCTCAATTAAATATTCATGTGATAATTGAGCAAATCTTCTGCGTTCATCGGTATCTAAGAATATGTAGTCAACCCATAAAGAAGCATTAGTTATATTAGGTATATTACCAATAGTAGTGCCTGATAAAATACAATTTGACTTAGATTCAAATTCTATTTTAACTTTAACTTCGTGATATTGTAGTGCTATTAAAGGTAATGATAGACCTACATTACGGCAAAACCAGAATTCTAATGGTATATATAGAGTAGTATCTTTGTTTGACAATATATCTTTATCAGCCCCTACCATAGTTTGATATGCATATTTTTTGCCTATAGGTAAAGATAATTCATTCCATATGTATAACCAATCAGAATAATGTTTATCTATTTGTTGACCACCTATTTCAATAACAACAGATTTAATTAATCGAAGACCTAAGTAGTTGACATATGAGTCGGTAGTATTAGCGGTAGTTTTTTTTGGTACGGAAACTTGTAAATACATGCGGTTAATTAAATCGCCATTGCGTGATATTTGACAAGTTACAGTATTTCCATATCCTACATTTCCGTTAAAAGTTTGTTGTATAGCTTCCATAGCGAAGTTAGTATGACGACGATAAACTACTTTGAAAAAGGTAATTTGAGGATTACCAGTTAAATAAACATCCTGGGCACCATAAGCAACTAATTGAAGAAGACCACCACCCATTTACGCTATATTCTTTATACTATTAGAGGAGAAAAAAATATAGATTATATAACACAACTTAATTTTATATATAAACCTAAATATTTATAATTCAAATATAATGATGTTCAAAGAGAAGTCATCAAAAAAGAAGGTATCGACAGATATAAATGAAACTTTTACATTAGATGCTATGCATAATAATATCATAAAAAATTTTGAAAAAAATGACAAAGAGAAATTATATTACAATAATAAACTTAATATGTGTGAGGAAAAGAAAAATAATATATTAAATATAATTAATAATACAAATGAAAAGGACTTAAATACAAAATTATGGTTTAGTAACATAGAATTGAGCGAAGAAATATTAGATATTAAATCAAAATTAAATCAGCTAAACAAATTAGATGAAATAGAATATTATAAAAATACAAGTGATATATTATTTCAATATTATGATACTGTAAGTAAACAATCAGATATTAATCAACAAGCAATTTTTTTAAAAGACACTAATAATAAATCAAAATTATATAAAAAAGATAAAAAAAAAATAAATGTTAATACAATAAATATTTTAGAGGCATTAAATAACATAAATAATAAAAATGATATAATTGAAGATACATCTTCTACAAGTAAAAATATATGTAGTTACGAAAATAAATATAATAATATAAATTCTAATATTTATATAGAAGATAAGTGTAATGATAATCAAATTATACACGATAAAAGTGTTTTAGTTGATAAATATATGGCTATAATTAATAATAATTATATTAGAAATGTTGAAGAAGAAAATATAGAAATTTGTAAAGTATGTAATAATGCGATGACATGTCTTCAATATGATGCTATAATAGTATGTAATTTGTGCGGATATCAAGAATTATTATTAGTAGAACAAAATAGACCTATATTAAAACAGAATACAAAAGATACATCTCATTTTTGTTATAAAAGAATAAATCATTTTAGAGAGTGGTGTAATCAAGTTCAAGGAAAAGAAAGTACGGATATACCAGACGAAATATTTGAAAAAATTTTAATAGAAATTAAAAAAGAAAAAATTACAGATTTAAAGAAAATAACTTATTTAAAGATGAGAGATATTTTAAAAAGATTGAGAGTAAATAAATATTATGAACATATTAATTATATAATAAATAGAATTAATGGTATTCCTACACCTCAATTTAGTCCAGAATTAGAAGATAAATTATGTAATATGTTCAAAAGTATTCAAGCCCCATTTTTAAAACATTGTCCAAGAGACAGAAAAAACTTTCTTTCTTATAGTTACGTTTTATATAAATTTTTTCAAATATTAGGGCTAAATGAATATTTAAAATATTTTCCTTTATTGAAAAGTAGAGAAAAATTATATGTTCAAGATCAAATATGGGCAAAAATATGTATAGATTTAAATTATAAAATTATTCCATCATTATAATTATTTAATAAAAAGAGTACATAATTTATTTTTTCAAAAACTTTTGAAAGTTTTTATATATTTCTAAATATTTTTCAATTATGTACTCTTTTAATAATTGAAAAAATATATAAGATTAAATATGTAATATATATATAGATATGACAGAACTGGTTTCGACAAAAGAAGTTGATTATTTAGATGAAGATAAACCTATTAGAGGACAGAATTATGTCCTTGTTTCTTTTCTTAGCCCTGAAGATGTTATTATAAATAAAGATGTGTATTTTTTTAGTAAATTCATTGAGAAATTTAGTAATGATATGAAATCTTTTATTGACATAATAAAAGAAAAATATCCTGAACAAAAAGATATGATTAATACTATTGAAGAAAATAATAATTATATTTTTAATTATAAAGAACTAAATGAACAATACAATTTCTATAAATCTGTTAGCAGCGAAGAATTAGAAAAAAAATTTCATGTTGATAATAACTTTACAACTTCTATTAGAGGAATTAAAGTTAGAGGTACATTTGATACTATTGATGAAGCGAAAAATCGTTGCGAGTTTTTGAAAAAAATTGATAGCAAATTTAACATATATATAGCGCAAGTAGGATGTTGGTGTCCGTGGTCACCAAATCCTGAATGTCTTGAAAATCAAGAATATGCTGAAACTCAGCTAAATACGCTAATGAAGGAATATAAGAATAATATGGATAATCGCGATATTATTTTTGAATCAAGAAAGCAATCTATAGCTTCAAATGCTGCTAACGTTCCTTCTGAAGACAAAACAGAAGTTGCAGATAAAGAAAATATTATTAATAATATAGAATTATCGCATATTAAAGAAGAAATAGAAAAAATTGATCCATGGAGTAGTCGCAATACATAAAAATACAAGGACCTTTCTATATTATTTATATGATTTTATAAATATTTATTAGAATGCTATTAATAAATACAAAATCTCCTCCATTAAGACCTAAGAGAGTATTCAGAATTAGTGATGTAAGCCCGCCAAAATCTCCTCCATTAAGGCCTAAGAGAGTATTCAGAATTAGTGATGTAAGCCCGCCAAAATCTCCTCCATTAAGGCCTAAGAGAGTATTCAGAATTAGTGATGTAAGTCCACCAAAATCTCCTCCATTAAGACCTAAGAGAGTATTCAGGATTAGTGATGTAAGCCCGCCAAAATCTCCTCCATTAAGGCCTAAGAGAGTATTCAGAATTAGTGATGTAAGCCCGTCAAAATCTCCTCCATTAAGACCTAAGAGAGTATTCAGAATTAGTGATGTAAGCCCACCAAAATCTCCTCCTTTAAGACCTAAGAGAGTATTCAGAATTAGTGATGTAAGCCCGCCAAAATCTCCTCCATTAAGGCCTAAGAGAGTATTCAGGATTAGTGATGTAAGCCCACCAAAATCTCCTCCATTAAGACCTAAGAGAGTATTCAGAATTAGTGATTAATGAATATGTTCAATATATATATATATATATATATATATTTCCGTTAATATTTTTTATTACAATTATACATCATAATAATTATTTTATCTATCGATAATAGTTATATTATTTAGTTTTTGTTAAGATTATTAACATTTTTATATAACTTATAAAAAAAAAATAATTTTTTATAATTAGTTCTTTAATATGTAAGTACGCATCGTCTTAAATTTAATTATAATTATCACATCATTATATTATGATGAAATAAATAAAGTTTTGTCTAATTTTAAATTTTAAAGGCTGTAAGTCTATAGAGAAGCATAATAATCATCTATAAATATCTTAATAATTTTATATTTTTCACAACTAATATTTTTCCCCATATTTGTTTTTATACTATTCATTATTTTATTTGTGCGATTTTCAATATTTTTTATAATATCAATAATTTTACTATTTTTTTTTATAATACCATATGTAAAATATCTTGATATTCCTATTGAACCTAAAGAATCAATACGATCAGCATCTCTAACACAATCTAACTCTATACTATCTTTACAATAATAATTATTTGATAATTCAATAGATAAACTTACATTACATGAAATATTTATAATATTATCTAATACATCCTTGTCTTTTATTAAATTATCAAAAAATGTTCTAAGTATATTTTGTTGTGTTTCATCCCCTTTTTTATATTTACTATCATTAATATCGTGTGTAAGAGCTCCTAATTGAATTATAAATATTTTATTTTCGTCTAAATTTTCTGATAATCCAATTTTAGTTGCTAAACGCATAACCCTATTTACATGCTCGAAACTATGTGAATCATCATAGTTGTTCATATAATCTTTGACAAATTCTTCTGTTTTTTTAATAATATCTTTTTTATTAAGAATATTCATGATATAATTATATCATTATCTTATTATATAATATTATCATTTTTTACTAATAGAACTTGATTTGCGTAGCGACGTTGATTTATTAAGTGATGTTGATTTACTACGAGAACTTGATTTACTATTAGAACTTGATTTACTATAAATTTTTGGGAATAATGGTCTTGATAAAATATTTGCAATGTTATTTGATTTTTCAAATTCTACGTTTTGTGCAAGGCGCATTTTTGTTATATTTATTACTGCAGGAATAGCTTTTTTTTCTTTAGATATTTTTATAATTCTATTTATACTATTATTAATAGCATAAACTCCATATTCATCAATATATTTTCTCTTAATATATATTTCATTGTTTAATTTATATAGTTCTAATAAAATATTATTACAATTATTTAATAAAAAATCTCTAATAATTATTACTAATTCATATAAATTATAAATTATAGCATCCTTACTATTATATTTTATAGTATTTAATCTATTAATTTCTTTTTTAATTTTAATAATAGCATTTTCTTTTTCAATATGTTTATTTATATTTTTAATTATATCTTTTACGATTGGTTGTATATCTTTTTTATTTTTAAAAAAGATACCGCCGCCAAATTTTAAATTTAATAAAAGTTTTGAAGCTTTTAATTTTTCGTATAAATCTATATAATTGTCTATATTTTCAATAGTAAATTTATTTATTTCTTTCAAACCACTATAATTATATCCTTCTTTATTTTTATTACTTTTATACTCTTTTTTAAAAGTTATTAATTTGTCTTTTAATCCATTACATAAAGATATACCATCTGTAAAATTAAATACAATACGTGTATTATTAGCCATATATCTATTATATACGCATAAAATAATATATATATTACTTAATATAAAAAATAATATATATTAACTTAACCAACCAACATAATATATATAAAATTATTGGCTGTTCAATCTCTTTAAGTTTGTTCAATCTCTTTGACAAATACTAATGTATAATATCCTGAAAGAATATATTGAGAAAGTAGTTCTCTTTCATAACAATTAATTTTTTTTTTGCAAGTAGGATTATTGCGTTCATAAATTTTCTTAGCATTATATATATAATTTTTTCTTAAAATTTTTTTAATTTTTGGCAGTTTCATGTATTTCACCATAACATTAATATGTTCTTTAAATTTATTATGGGCAATATTATTACGATTAGCAAATTCTTGACTATTTTCACCTGTTTTAAATGTATAATTAAATTTACATATATTTTTATGCATCCTGTCATCTATGAAAGAATTTAATCTCCAACTATAATTATCTCTATATGCTTTTATTAATATATTGTAATCATTTTCTACTACATACATATTAATAATATCAAAAATATCCTCTGGAACCTCTTGTAAATAATTTACTTTAAACATAATTTAAATAACTAATATCTAAAACTGAGTTATTTGTCTGTTGTGCAAAGTAAGAGAAAGTTGTCTTTCACAAATGTATCTTGTTTGCAATAAAATATACAAACTTATAATTAATCAATTTTTAAAAAATATTATTTAAAAAAGGACAAATTATAATAAAACGAAAAGATTAAAATACCAAAACATGATTAAAATACCAAAACATTCTTAAAAAATATAGAGATGAATTACAAATTACATCAAAAGAAAATGAGCTATCATCATACAATTCTAAAAGTTGTAATATAATCAATTTTAATGAATTTATTACAAGAAAAATAAGAACAAAATGAAGTATTATATAGAAATAAAAAATTATAATATTGACGACATTATTTGCATAGACGAGACATGTATTAACTCTTTACAATTAAGACACTATTGCTATAATTGAAGTAGGTAAAAGATGTGTGGTTAAAACTAATTCACGAGAAGTTTTCAAAAAATATACAGGTGTTTTTGCTATTTCAATAAAAAGCGTAATCGGTTATGAATTATATAATAAAGGTGGTATAGATGGTGATAGGTTATTAATATTTTTAGAAAGGTTTATTACTAATAAATATAAAAATAAGGTTATAATTTTAGATAATGCAAGTTCTCATAGAAACATAAGAGTTAAGGAATTAATAAATAAGAATAATAAGTTGATTTATTCAGTTCCATATCAACATTATACAAATAGTATAGAAATGTTTTTTAGTCTTCTAAAATCTAAATTACAAAAGAAACAAGGATTATATTACGAAGACTTAAATAATAATATTAAAGAGGTAATAAAAACAATACCAGAAGGCTACTATTAGAAAATATTAAATGGAACATATAATAGACAAACCAAATATATTAAGAAAAATAAGGTAAGAAAATACAAGAATTATAAAGACTAAATTCGGCGTTTTAAATGTCCAAAGGTGTAAAAGAGCCACATGAAATTACTCGTTTATGGGAAAAGAAAAAAATGGAGGACGAAAAAAAAGAGGAAATCGAAAAAAAAATGCCAAAAACAACTCGCGCAATGAAGACAATATGCGGTAGAATATTCTTTTATAGTCATGAAATAAATAAATGGTATCCTGTATTTTCTCTACAGATAGAGGTCGGTCGGGTGGAGACTTGCATTGCTGTGCGAGGGATTAGATATGTTAGTGATAAAATGTCAGAACATCTTGATAAACACGTTAATATGTTTATATTAAAATATTAATCAATTTTTTATTAAATTTAATTTCGGCGTTTTAAATGTGCAAAGGTGTAAAAAGATTAAAGTAACTTATGTTTTTTTAATTTTTTAATTAAATCTGCTTTGTTTAGATACAATGTTTTATTATCTATTTTTTTGGTAATTTTAATTTTATTACTAACAGCTATATC